CTCCTCGGCCTACGTCAAGACCAAGCTGCCGCCCAGCAAGGTAGGGCTGCTGTCAGGGCTCGTCGAGGCGGAGCGCCAGCGGCTGCGCTCGAAGAAGAACTCCGAGGAGGAGATTATCATCGAGCCGTGCCGGAAGCTGGTGGACGTTCTCTATGCTCCGCACAACGCCATGGCCGACGTCCAGCAGCGCTTCCTCGAATTCTGCCGCCAGCGCGAGATGGAGAACGTCATCCTCGAACAGCACGAGAAGCTGGAGAAGGGCGAGATCGGACCGGCCGAGGTCGCCGACGCCGTCCGCCGCACGCACCAGCGTCTGTCGTCGAAGTCTCAGGGCGGCAGCAACTTCTTCATGGACCTGATGAACCTGCCCGCGGAGATCATGGAGCAGCGCGGCAAGATGTGGACGACCGGCTTCCCCGGCCTCGACGAGAAGATGGGCGGCGGCGTCAGCGCGGGCACGCTGGCCGTCGTGCTGGCCGGGCCCAAGGGCGGCAAGTCCACCGTCCTCCGCAACACGGGCTACAAGAACATGGCGCGCCAGAAGACCAAGGTCGTGCACTTCACCTGCGAGATCAGCGAGAAGAAGACCAAGAAGTGGTACGCCTCACGGATGAGCAGGATTCCGTACCACAAGCTGCACGAGCAGCCCGACCTGATGGTCCAGCGCTGCGCCGAGTTCTGGGAGAAGAACGAGTCCATGCTGATCGTCAAGGGCTACCCGGCGGCGACCGCAACCTGCGACGACTTCCGGTCGTACCTCTACTGGCTGGAGCTGGACCAGAACATCAAGGCCGATCTCGTCATCATCGACTACGGCGACGAGGTGCTGCCTATCGAGAAGAAGGGCGAGGTCCGTCACGACCTCGGGCAGGTCTACAAGGAGATGCGTGTCCTCGCCGACGAGTTCGCCGTGCCCGTGGTGACCGCGTCCCAGACCAACCGCGAGTCGCTCGACAAGCAGGTCATCACGATGAAGGACATCTCGGAGTCGATCCAGAAGGTGCAGGTCGCCGATCACATCTTCTCGGTGTGCATGACCGACGAGGAGCGCAAGCAGGGCAAGGGTCGCCTGTTCTTCGCCGGATCCCGCGAGGCCGAGACCGGCGGGCAGATCAACATCGTCCACGACTTCGGGACCAGCTTCATGGAGCAGGCCCGGGACCAGCTCATTATCACCCACAACTGATGAGCTCCATTCTCGACGTCTTGGATCGCAACGGAGTGACCGCCCGGCCGACCGGCAAAGCGTCGGAGTACGTCGTCACTTGTCCTGTATGTGCCAAGCCCAAGTTGTACGTCAACGTGGAGAAGAAGGTCTGGGTCTGCTACGTCTGCGGAGATGGCGGCTACGCATCGAAGCTCTTCAAGCTCTTCGGCATCAAGCACCGCGAAGCCTTCAAGCCGGACCTCGACACGCTTCGCCAGCGGGCGCACGACAAGATGGCCGCCAAGCATGGGGTCGTCGAGGCGGTGGAGGAGATCCATCCGCTGCCCGACGAGTTCAAGCCCATCATCCCGGGGTTCGCCGCCATGGGCATCGTCGGCACCACGATCTACGAGTACCTCCTTCGCCGCGGCATGACGAACGAGCAGATCCTATCGTGGAAGGTGGGCTACTGCGCCGAGGGCCGGTACCGCGGCTGCTGCATCATCCCGGTCACCGACAAGTCCGGCGCGGTCGTGACCTTCCAAGGCCGCCGCGTCATGGGAGTCGGCCAGAAGAACGCCAACCCTCCGGGCGGTGGGGGCTTCCTGTTCAACACCGAGTTCGCGCAGGGACACATGGGGATCGTGGTAGTCGAGGGTCCCTTCGACGCGGCATCGATCCACACGCGCCTCAGCAAGACGATGGGGATCTCCAGCATCGCTCTACTCCGGCACAGTATCGCCGAGGAGGGCGCGGCCTACATCGCGAGGATTATCAAGCCCAAGATCGTCTGGGTCGGACTCGACCCGGACGTCGAGAACACGTACATGCACAAAGTTGGGGGAGCGCTTCGGGCGAACGGGTGCCCGGAGGTCTTTGTCGCGCTCTTCCCGCAGGACCCCGATGAGCTACCGACTGATGCGCTGCTGGACTGCCTCGACAAGGCCAAGCCCGCGCGCCAACTGAGGAAATGATGAGCGACAAGAAGATTGTGGAAGTGATCGGCCTCGGCGAGATCGGCGGCGCAGTATTCGGCGAGCTCCTGAACGGTCTCAACAAATTCGACCTGATCGGCGTGGACGTCAACCCGGCCAAGTTCGACACCACGCTCGGCGGAGTGGCCTACTACACCGAGCCCGTCCCGGCCGACGTGTACATCATCTCGGTCTGGACGATGGACCAGCTCATGAAGGTGATCGATCAAGTCGGGCCGGACGCGCAGAAGCGCAATGCGCTGGTCGTGATCGAGAGCACCATCGAGATCGCTCGCCTCGACGAGATCGCCGACAAGATGCAGTACTACGGACTTCTGGACTGCCTCGTCACCATGCCGCATCGCTGGAATCCGGGCGATCCCCACCACGGCGTGTTCAACCAGAACCGTGTGCTAGGCACATTCACGACAGCGGCGGCGACGAAGGCTATCAACTTCTACACCCACTTCATGCCGATCACCAACATCCATGTCACGGACTTCTGGACCGCGGCGGCGTCGAAGGTGGCGGAGAACGCATGGCGGGCGCTGGAGATTATCATGTCGCAGGAACTCCTGCTGTCGTGCGCCCGCAACGGCTACGACTTCGTCCGGCTGCGCAAGGCGATGAACACCAAGTGGAACATCGACGTCAAGGAGGCTCGGGACGGGGTGAAGGGCAAGTGCCTGCCGAAGGATCTCGCCTTCTTCTGCGATGCCTTCCCTGACCACACACTGGCGCGGATCTCCAAGCTCCTCAACGAGGACTACATTCAGAAGTGGAAGCCGAATGATTTGGGGTCTCCGCGTTCATGATGGTGTCCAAGAGATTGGACGACTGCTCTCTGAAAAGAAGATTGCTCCCGTAGTTCAACAGCTAGAACCGCGTCAAAGGTCGCTGCACAAAAACAGTGGACATGAAGCTAATGCAGGTTCAAATCCCGCCGGGGGCTCTTAGAAAAGCTGGGGCAGAACGGGTGCAACTCCCGGACCACAATGGACGTGAAAGCGTTCGTGGATGGTGTAACAGCAGCACTCCCCACACTCTAGATTTTACCCATCCTGTGCTTGGGAGTGTGGCAGGCACAGGACTTATCGGTGGGTCGTCTAAGATAGGACGCCGGGGTTCAGCTCCGGCAATGCAGGTCTCGATTCCTGCCCCATCGACCAATATTTATACTTTCTGAGACCGGCCGCGTGTATGTCGGCCAAATCTTGGAGCGAGCGGTGCCCGACCGGCCATGCGACGCGGTAGCACTAACGGTCTCGCACAAACAATCAACCCCGGATCGGCTCGCGAGAGTCGCCCCGGGGTTCTTTGTTTTTCATGCTCGCCTCCGTCTCCATTGTCCAAGGGTATAGCACATGAAACTGACAAAAGAAGAAGCTGCGAAAGAACTCAACAACTTACGACTTGCTGCTGACCCAACACCAAACAACGAACGACTGATCTCTTCACTTGAACTAGCCATCAAAATTCTCACTCCATCTCCGAAGCGCAAGCGTTCTTAAAGACATCGGGGCATTAGGCTCATCGGACTCAGGTCCTCAACCGCCGTTCGCCCTACCACGACATTTTCACATTTCGTCACCGGTCTCTGAAAATCTGGAAGTGGTGATAGGACCAAGCGCCGACCGAGGCAATAGCACTCGACCGCGCGGGGAGCCGGAGATCCTACGGAATAGGATCGCCTCAGTGGCCGACCGCCTGAACCTCAAGGTTCTGCCTAACGTGGAATACACCCGGATGCAATCCCGAGGTGCCACGGGGGACTCTGATCTATCTCGTAAAGCAAGGCCACATGGGGGCCGAGCGAGAGACGCGCAATACGTAGGGCCTGCGCGCGCGACAGCGTGAGACTGAGACCGACGCCGATGACAGGGGATTGAGAATATCCCTAGAAGGCTACGTCCGAAATTTCCACTTCCAGAGTCCAACCCTCCTTCCCACCGCGTCGTGCGGGGCTGGGGGAACTCTCTGCCTCTGACATCTCTGCTTCTTTCCGAGAAGAATCAGAGTTCTCTCTCTTTAAGTGCTGAGTAGAAGCATTCATGAGAGAGTGTTAGGAGACAGCGACATGAGCAACAAGTACGACGCCCCCTGTCGGGGCAGCGAATCCCTGAACCACTGCGCCGAGCACATGCAGTCGATCTTCAAGTGTTCGGAGGAGAAGGACGCCCTACTGCGTCTCTCCCACGCCGCGACCGAAGCATCCCAGAAGGCCCATGGCGACGACCTGCTGAAGGTCAGCAAGATGCTCGTCGACAAGGCCGTCCCCGCCCACAACGCGAAGGTCCGTGAGATGGCCGCCCTGCGCCTCATCAACGCCGATCTGGAGGTCAAGCTCAGCGATCACAAGGCCGCCGTGGGCGAGCTGGAGGACGAAAAGGACGACGTCCACATCGATCTGTGCGAGCAGAACCGCAGCCTGCAGCGCATCGTCGAGCAGCAGAACACCGAGCTGGCCGAAGATGCCAAGCTGATCGAGGAGGCCACCGCCGCCCTCAACTCGGTGAGCGACGCGCTCGACAAGGCCAACGAGCAGGCCGCGGAGCTCATGGCGTTCATCGTCACCAACGAGCTGCTCGACAAGATGTCGAAGGAGGAGCAGTCCAAGGATCCCATGGACGTGGAGCTGCCCGACCGCGGCTTCGCGTCCGAGGTCGAAGACGCCCTGCAGTCCGACCAACCCCCGCCGCCCGATCCGGAGCAGGATCCGCGCCCGGAGCCCCCGGCCATCGACGGCGAAGGGCCGATCTAAGCCGACCATGCGCCTCCCAGAGCGTCTGAACGCCGTGCTCACTGTGATCGCCTGTCTCCTCGCGGTGCTGGGCGCTCTGGGAGTTGTCGAGCTGGTGTGGTACTGGTTCATCCGATCCCTGTTCATCATGTGCGGAGGCAGCCCATGACCATCACGAAGATCGACCTCGCGCTCTGGACGCCCATGGGAGAGTGCGACAGGCCCCACCGCCGGTCGTTGTGTGTGAACGGCAACTGGTACCACAAGGCTGGGAACGTGTTCGTGCATCTGGAGGGTTCCTTCACCCAGACCGAGCGCGGAGAGAAAGCGGCGCTCGTCGCGAAGGCGCTCGGCTACACGGTATTCACGTTCTCGCACAGTACGATTCAGTCCGAGGACGCGCGTTCCTAATAACAAGGGAAACCGCGACTGAGTCAGGGGCCGCTTATGTGCAGGACTGACGGGATCGCGTGTAAGACTGAGCATCCGGCCCGCATGACGGCATCCGCGGACTACGTGAGCGGGACAGCTCGTGCTCCTTTAATTTTTTGAGGTGTGAGATGGCGCGCGTGCAGACGATCATGACGACCGACCAGTACGAGAAGCTGGCGGCTACGCCGAGAGCCAAGCGCCCCGCGAAGGCGCGAGCCTTCAAGATGGTGTACGGCAACTTCTACTCGCACAAAGTGAGCCGCAAGGGCCACAACATCATGTATCGGATCGGGGAAACCGTGCGCAATCCGGACGGCGTAGACCGCGGAAGGTATCGGGAGTGCTCGTTCGGTCTCAACATTGCCTCCCTTCAGTGGCTGGCTCTCCACCCCCGCGCCAATATTTTGTCCAGCCATGCGACCACGCTCATGCTGATGGTCGAGTTCGATCCGCGCAAGGCTGTCTTCCCTGTCTACTCGGGCGGCAAGTTCCGCGTCGCCAAGCTGCGCGTGCTCGGGCTTGTCTCCAAAGGCACCGGCAAATTGAAGAGGTGAACCATGGCCGATCAGATCGTGCACAAGATGACGATGAAGCGCGGGGCCCAGCCTGCGCAGTATCGTCTCCACCATCCGACCGATCCCGCGAAGTCGCCGAGCATGCTCAGCCAGATCCACGCGGCCGTGACTCTCGACGCGGTGGACAAGCTGGAGCGGCAGGCCGCGGGCATGACCGGCGCGAGCGCGAAGACGCGGCGGAGCTGGCAGCGGGCGATGGACGCCCGTCGTCGGGCTCTGGTGAAGCTGTAGATCCAGTACGTAGCAGGACTCACTCCTCCGGGGCCGCACCCCGCTGAACCTGTCAGCACGACGAAGATGAGATAAGGTCGTGCCCAAATCTTGAGCGACCGGACAAGTGCGGCGCGCCGAGCAGCGCGCGGCGACGCATCTGAAGCTCGGACAGGCCCACACGGATTCTGAGCATGTGGCCGTGGGGGATAGCAGGTTCAAATCCTGCGCCGGTCGCTCGTTATTCTGGAGTGCTTCTGGGCTGGGTCACTGACACGCGGTGCGGTGCTGAAACACCAGAACCATCCGTTTCAGCGGACAGGTCAGTGACCCGACTCCGGCGCACTTCAGCGGTCGAGGAAGCTGATGATGTCGAGCGGGTGGACGGCGTAGTTGACGTGGGTGATCGGATGCTCGCGGTGCGGATCGACCAGCTTGACATGCTTCATGATCGCCCGCCCCCGCTGTTGCCGTACGTGATCGGCGCGGACGTGCTGATCGACCGCATCTTGGCTTCCAGATCGGAGATGTAGCCCGCGGTGAGGTGTGCGGCGTCGACGAAGCCCGCACCATCCGGATGACCCAGCGTCGCCGGGTATCCCATCACGAGGCACGGCAAGTAGACGCAGATGTCCTGCCCGTACTGTCGCTCCGTCAGGACCCGCGCCACTCCCGGGAAGCCGGACTTGCCTTCGAGAAGGGCCAGATCCTTCACGACGTCAAATGTTACGATTTTCATTTGACTATTCCAATTTGAATGATACATTCCATTATGATACGAGACGGTCGCCTCGGTGGATCCGCGCACGACATGATAGCACGTCAGGACTCGCGCGACCAGATCATCTTGATAGACGACCACGCCGCTACCCCCGCCTCCTTCCGGCGTCTCGATCAGCACGGTTGCCCGGGCGATCTCCTTGTCAATCTGGAAGGCCGCCTGCACTTCGGCCGACGGACTCGGGCCCGTGATCACGGCACCCGCCCCGAACATCACAACCGACGCCAGAGCCATCGCCACGTAGAGCCAGTGGGCTTTTAGGAAATTCATGATGCACCTCACAATTCCTTGGACATCGAGCATTCATATATCTGCAGTGAAAAATAGGTGTAACTAAAAAGGTTACACGAAGTCTCTGAATTATCGCTGTAGGCGCAACAACGGTAGTTACGGGTGGTGGGCAGCCGGGTGTTCCGGCTGACGCAGTTCTGATGGACAGGTAGAGGGAACAAAATCATGGCCAATCCGACGAATCTTGGAGTCTGCCCGAAGAGTTCCAATTTGCACTCCGGCCCGATCCCGCGCCACGACTTCGCCGCCCTGCTGGAGTTCTACCGGCTGTACATCCAGAAGATCGCCCAGAAGCACGCCGGGCCGCACCCCTACTGCTCCATGGAGGACATCTTCCAAGAGCTGAGCATGGTGCTCTGGCAGGTCCAGCAGAAGTACCCCACCAAGCCCGACTCGGAGTTCCATGACATTCTCGTCAGCAGTCTCATCAACAAGATCGTCGCCCACTTCCGGGTGAAGCGCGTCGGCCGGGACAACGCCATGGTCCGGCTGGACGCCGACGCGGGCGGCGACGGTTCCCACGGCTCGCGGCGCGACCCCTACCCCATCGTCCGGACGGAGCAGTCCGAGGACTTCTACCGCGCCGGGATCTTCGAGCTGGTCGACACGTTGCCGCCGGAGACGAAGCAGGCCGCGCTCGACGCGATGGACCCGGCCAACCGCGGCCATGTCGGCGGCTCCAAGAAGGCGTACCATGTCGTGAAGAACGCACTCAATGGCGTCTGAGAACCCAGCGCGTCCCAACTGCTTTGCACGTCTGCACGATCCGCAGAACGGGTTGTGTCAGGCGTGCGCGGTCATGGTGACCTGCGGCGTCGCGCGCATGAAGACGTGGTTGCTTGAAGGTCCGATGCCGACGATCCGCACGCCGCAGGTCCGCGTCAACGACTGGCCGCCGGGCACCTGCCGCTGGGCCGCCCGGGAGGCGATCAACCGACTCGACGGCACCTTCACCGAGATGGACGTGATCATCCCGTATCACGCCATCTGCCGTTCGATCAAGCATCGCCCGGGTAACCCCGAGCGCACAATCCGCCGGGTCGTCTCGGATCTCGTGCGCGCAGGCGTTCTTATCAGAACAGCGAAGGCGAAGCTACAACATGGATCTCACTGATCAGGACTACACCGACCTGCACGTCCACTCGACGTACAGCCTCCTCGACGGTACCGCTGATCCTTCGCAGCTCCTCGAAGCGACCAAGAAGCTCGGCCGGAAGCAGATGGCCCTCACCGACCACGGGTCCATCGACGGCTGGCTCCGGTTCCAGAAGGCCGCGCAGAAGATGGGCGTGCAGCCCATCTTCGGATGCGAGCTCTACATGCTGGAGAATTTCGAGGAGCGCGAGTCTGGCAAGCACAAGAACCTTCACCTCTCGGCGATTGCCAAAACCCCGGAGGGCGCGGGCAAGCTGATTCAGGCGCTCGGCTACGCCAACATGGAGGGCATGGGCAAGCACGGCTTCGCCGCGCGTCCGTTCCTTCCGCTCGACTACCCCATCGCCCACAACTGGGGTGGCGACGTGATCATCATGACCGGCTGCGCGAGCTCGCCGTTCTGGAATGCGGTCGGCGGGGACGAGCTGCTCGGATTCTACAAGGACCACTTCAAGGACGACCTGTACGCCGAGATCATGCCGATCCACGACTGGGTCGATCCGCTGCTGCCTCCATCCGATCCGGCCCATCTCGTGCAGGGCGCGATCAACCGGAAGGCTCTTGCGGCGTGCGACCGGTTCGGCATCAAGCCCGTCGTGACCAGTGATATCCATTACGTCACGCCGGAGGATGGCCAGTTCCACGAAGTCGTTCTTGGTCTCGGCCAGAAGTACATGACGTGGAACAATCCGAAGAGGTGGAAGTTCGAGACGCACTGCAGCTTCGTCCATACGGTTTCCGGCCTGCAGGAATCGCTTTTCAAGATGGGGCACGATCATGATCTCTCATGCGCCGCCATTCGGAACACGCGCGAGGTGGGAGAGAAGTGCTTCCACAAAATTCACCAGCCCACCATCAAGCTCCCTGCGGTCATCGGCGAGATGTCCGACGAGGAAGAGCGCGAGCGTTTTCTTCAGCTCGTCATGGCGGGTCTTCGGGCCAGAGGAGTCGCAGATCGCCCGGGATATCTTGAACGCGTTGCGACCGAGTACGACGTCATCGCACCGAAGGGCTTCGTACGATACATGCTCATGGTGTGGGATGTCGTCAAGTGGGCCAAGACCCACGGCGTGCTCATCGGCCCTGCCCGCGGTTCGGTGGGCGGTTCTCTCGTGGCTTTCGCCCTTGGGATCACTGATCTCGACCCTATTGTCCACCGTCTGTGGTTTGAACGGTTCATCGACCCGGAGCGCAACGACCTCCCCGACATCGACATCGACATCGAAGATAGGAACCGGCACCTCGTCGAGCAGTACCTGAAGGAGAAGTACGGCGCGTACAACGTCGCGCACGTCTCCACTTTCTCAACCATGCTCGGGAAGACCGCCATCAAGGACGTGTCCCGCCTGTTCGAGGTCCCACTCGTCGAAGCCCAGCGCATGTGCAACTGCATTCCCAAGATCCACGAGTCCGATGCGCGGGCCCACTTCACGATCAAGGACACCATCGAAGGGGGAGATCCCGATGCCAAAGCGTTCGCGTCCAAGTATCCTCATGTCGTTCAGCACGCGGCCCAGCTTGAGGGGCAAATTCGCGGGTGCGGCATTCACGCGGCTGGCTTTGTTGTGTCGGCGGATGATCTTAGAACGTCTGCGAGAGCACATCTTGTCACTCGACACGGCAAGGTCTCGATCAACTGGGACAAGAACGACGCCGAGTCCATGGGATTCGTCAAGCTCGACCTGCTAGGAATCTCTACGCTTTCAGCGGTCGCTGAGGCGGTTCGCCTTGTCGAAGCGCGGCACGCCCGGAAAATCGAAATGACCGAGCTGCCGCTGACCGATCCCAAGACGTACGAGATGATCGGCCGGGGCGAGACGGCGACGTGCTTCCAGATCAACACCGCGGGTACGACGAAGTATTGCAAGAAGCTGAAGCCCGACAACTTCGAGCACCTCGCGGCGATTACGGCTCTGTGGCGGCCCGGCCCTATCGCGTCGGGGGCGACCGAGATGTACGCCAAGTGCAAGAACGGCGAGGTCCCGATCTCGTACATCAACGACGCGTGGCGCGACATCACCGAGATCAGCTACGGCCAGATCATCTATCAGGAACAGATGGCCCAGATGCTGATGAAGCTCGCGGGCTACACGTTCGCTCAGGCCGACAAGGTCCGGAAGATCGTCTCGAAGAAGGGCGGCGTGCAGGCGTGGGACGATGAGGAACCGAAGTTCGCGGCCGGGTGCGCGAAGATGGGGCTCATCGATCAAGACTCCGCCCACAAGCTCTGGCAGGAGTCGAAGATGTTCGCCCTGTACGCGTTCAATCGCGCCCACTCGGTCGGGTACGGCATGCTGTCCTACTGGACCGCGTACCTCAAGGCCAACTACCCGGGTGAATGGCTCTGCGCATTCCTGAACTACGGCAACGCGGAGCGCGAGGAGCACGGCATCATGAATCGCGACGTCGCGCTCAAGGAGGCGCTGCGTCTCGGGATCGACATTCTCCCGCCGGACATCAACAACAGCGAGGTCATCTGGGGCGTGGAGACGAATCAGTACGGGCGTTCCGTCCTGCGCGTCGGCCTGAAGGACGTCAAGTATCTCGGCGAGACCGCGGTCGAGGAGATCCAGAAGCTCAAGAGCCGCGTGAGGCGGATCGAGTCCATTGAGTTCTTCATGGAGAACGTCGACCGGCGCATCTGCAACAGCAAGGTCGTCAAGGCCCTCCTCTTCTGCGGCGCGTTCGATTCACTCCTTCCGCCGGAGGAGCGCACCCGCTGGATCAAGCAGTTCGAGCAGATGTACTCCACCTTCGAGCACGACAAGAAGCGGACCGAGCTCCTGCTGTGCCCCGAGCCCGACACCAACGCCGACGACATCATCGCGCGCGAGCGGAAGGTGTACCTGCGCTTCGATCCTCTGACACTGGACGGCGTGCATGCGCCCGAGCGGATTGCCAAGATCATCGGTGCGACGCTGGACCTCGATCTCGACGAGCCCGTCCTGCGCCGCGGCACGAAGACGTGGCTGGTTACCGACGCGATGGCCGGACTCCTGCCGGGTGCCAATGGCGTCATGTCCGGCGCTGAGGCAAACATCTCCGACATCGTCGACAAGATTACCAAGTGCAAGCTGTGCGAGCTCCGAGATAGCTGTAAGAAACCAGTGCGGCCCGAGAAGGGCGTGCTTCGGGCGATGATCGTATCCGAGACGCCCAGCACGTATGAGGACAAGTTCGGTCGGGCGTTGATCGGAGACTCCGGCGGCGAGTTCTGGCCGAGGCTGGAGCAGGCCGGGATCCTGCGCACCGACGTACACGTCACCAACGTGGTGAAGTGCGCCGCTCCGAAGAAGACCAAGCCCACGGCCGACCAGATCGATGGATGCATGCACCTCGAAGAAGAGATCAAGCGCGTGCAACCGCTGTGCATCCTCGCTCTCGGCAACCCCAGTCTCTACTGGTTCACCGGTCGCGAGGGCGGCGTCATGTCGGCGAACGGCCGGACGGAGTGGTCCACCAAGGCCAATGCGTGGGTCACCTTCTGCATCTCGCCGTCCAATCTCGTGTACGCCCGGGAAGAGGACGAGTACACCGAGCGGGCGGGGCTGCTCACCGCGGCCATTCAAGAATTCGCGCGGTGTATCGGGCAGTTCGTCTAACTCCCGCGCAGCGGCATTCTTATAGTGTATGACCGACAAGTTGAAAGTGACGCTGACAGTCGACGGAGTGGTGGCCAGCCTGACCCTCCCCGACGACCTGAACATCCACGAGGCCACCCTCAACCGTGACCTGTCGAATCAGCCCGGCGCGTACGCGTTCTTCGGCATGATCTCCACGCGACTGGGTCTCCACCGTGATCGTGTCTCCCAGACGTTGCGCGACACCACCTCCGCCGCATCGATTCGAGTGCGTGCTAACGCCGCCGCGCTCGGCGAGAAGACCACCGAGGACAAGATCGCCGCGAAGGTTTCGCTGGAGCCCGACGTCGTCAAGGCGCGGGAGGCGCTGCAGGTCGCCGAGCGCCAGAGCTCGGAGGCGGCCCTGATCAAGGACGCCTATTACCATCGCCTTCAGGCGCTCATCAGCCTGTCCGCCAACGTGCGCAAGGAACAGTCTCAGCAGTCGTCGACATAATTTCTAGATCAGGAGAAGAAACCGTGGCTTTCAAAACGAACATGCAGTCCGTCCAGCAGCGCCGTGACGTGATCCTCCGCCAGCGCAAGGAGCGGGAGGACATGGCCAACTTCTTCGAGGTGCAGGAAGGCAACAACTTCGTGCGCATCCTGCCACCGTGGTCCGCGGCCGGGGAGTGGCGCAAGCAGGCCGCCTACCACTACGGCATCCGCGAGAAGGGCACGGTCGTCTGCCTGCAGAAGGTGTACAACCAGCCCTGCCCCGTCTGCGCCGAGGTGGAGCAGCTCTACAAGATGAAGGACGACGAGGCGCGCAACCTCGCCAAGGACATGCGGGCGAAGGATCGCTTCTTCTGCAACGTTCTCGACGCGTCGAAGTCCGACGGCAAGGTCATGATCCTCGCGTTCGGCCCCAAGCTGGAGGAGGACCTCACGACCATGATGTTCGGCGGCACGGGTCCCGACGGCACGTCCTCGTTCGGATGCGGTGACGTCACCGACATCCAGTCCGGCCGGATCCTGCAGATCACCAAGAAGACCAACCCCAAGGACAAGAAGCTGACGGACTACGGCGTCACGCCCGACTCCGTCGCTCGCCCGCTGGCCAACGCCGACGCCATCTGCGCGAAGCTGCACGATCTCGACGTGCTGGTGAACAAGGACACCTTCACCTTCGAGCAGATCGTCGGCATGATGAACAAGACGGCCCCCGCCCCCGCCCCCGCGGCGGCAGCTCCCCACGCCCCCGCGCCCGGCGGCTTCGGAGCTCTTCCGGCCCAGCAGAACCAGCAGCCCACGCCCTCGCCGAGCACGTTCGGCGCTCCGCCCCCGGCCGCTCCGCCGCGCATGACGTCGGAGTTCGTCGCCCCGGGCGGGTTCGGAGCCGCCCCGGCGCAGCCGCAGGCGCAGGCCGCCCCCGCGCCCTTCACGCCGCCCCCCGCGGCCCAGACCCAGCCCTTCAACGCCGAGGCCGCGGGTGTCGCCCCGGCGCAGCCGTCCAACGCGCTGGAGCGCCTGAAGCAGATGCAGCGCCAGCAGAACCAGCAGCCTCCGGCCGCCAAGTAAACGTCCCTTTCCTGATCCGCTCGGCTCTCCGCGCCATCCGGAGAGCCGAGCAATATTCTGGGAGACAGCCATGGGTCCGACCGAGCTCAAGCCCGAAGAGTCCGTGTGCGCCGAAGCCGACCGCATTGTGGCGGGCGACCGCCGCGGGGACTACGGACATCCGCTCGACGACTTCTGCCGCGGTGCGGTCCTGTGGAGCGCCATCATCGGCAAGCAGGTCAGCTACAAGCAGTACGCCCTCTGCATGGACGCGGTGAAGACCAGCCGCGAAATCAACAAGGAGAAGCGCGACAACCGCACCGACAAGTGCGGCTACACGAAGTGCCTCGACATGTGCTACTCCGAGGAGAAGCGCCGTCTGGCCGACGGATGGACCTTCGACCCGTTCACCGGATGGTGGCACAAGCCCGAGGACAAGAAAGTCTAAGATGAAAAAGCTCGTCTACGTCGCGGGCCCGATCTCGAAAGGGCCGTACTGGATCAACGTCCGGAACGGCATCGACATGGGTCAGAAGATCCGGCAGGCCGGGATGGTGCCTTTCATCCCTCACCTCGACTTCCTCTGGGTCCTGATCTATCCCGAGACGACGTGGGAGGACAATCTGGTGTACGACGAAGAGATCATCCTTCGTTGTCAGGCCATCTTGCGACTGCCCGGCGAATCCAAGGGAGCTGACCGCGAGGAAGCCTTCGCGCTCGCCCACGGCATCCCGGTGTTCCACGAATTCTGGGAATTGAAGCTGTGGAACGAGAACAACGCCGATCCCGAATTCAAAACGTGAGATGATGCCCAAGAAGACCGCCGAGAAGAGGCCCAAGGCCGAGAAGAAAGTCAAGGCCGAAAAGCCCGCCGAGAAGCCGAAGACTCTACAGGCTTTCCTTTCCAACTTTCACCACGTCGAGCCGTTCATCTGGCAACCCTCCGGCATCGTCGGGTTGGATCTCGCCATCGGCGCGGGCATCCCCCGCGGGCGGACCATCGAAATCTTCGGAGCAGAAGGCAGCGGCAAGAGCCTCATGGGCTGGTCGATCCTGAAGAGCATCCAGAACGCAGGCGGCGAGACGATGCTGCTGGAGAACGAAGCGACCGCTCCGCAGAAGTTCATGCGGCTGGTCGGAATGAACATGGAGCGCCTCGTCTACGAGCGCCCGGAGACCGTCGAGGAGTTCCGCGACACGACCGTCCGCTACGTGACCGGCGTGCGCAAGTTCACCAAGGCCCCCATCGGCATCATGCTCGACAGCATCGCCGGGGCCAGCGCCGAGAAGGAGTGGACCGACGAGGACGCCGAAGACATGGGCGGCGAGCGACCTCGTGATCAGGACATGGCGAGCAAGGCCATGGCCCTCTCCAATTTCTTCAAGCAGCACACGGTCTGGATGGCCGAGAACGACGTTACGCTGATCTGCATCAACCAGCTCCGCGACAAGCCCGGCGTGAAGTTCGGCCGGACCAGCGATTCGCCCGGCGGGCGGGCGCTCAAGTTCTTCTCCTCCGTTCGGATCGAGCTCTACAAGGGCAAGGTCTTCGAGCGCGGCGGAGCGGAAGCGGGCTGTGATTGTGTCATGCGCGTCGAGAAGAACAAGTGCGCGCAGCCTCATCGCAAGACGACGCTGCGCATCAACTACAACGTCGGGTACGACCCGCACTTCGGCGCGCTGGACATGCTGGTTCAGGCCGGGCGCGTATCGGTCGAGCGGCCCGGCGTCTTCAAGGTCGGCGAGGAGACGTTCGCCGAGAAAGAGCTCCCGGATGTCCTGATCAAACACCCCGAACTATTGGAGCCATGGCAGTGATGACGAACTACAACATCTACAGGGTGACATACTTCTACAGCGCCCGCTGCGGCCGGGATACCACGTCGGAAATCTCCGACAAGGCAACCGTCCGCGTCATCGCCCGCGACTTCGTACGAGCCATCAAGGGCGCGAAGCAGCAGTGCAAGGAGGAATGGAACATCCCCGAGACCGACGAGCACGACCACAAGACGGGTCGGCACTACAACATGTGCCACTTCGAGGTCGACTCTGTGGAGAAAGAGAAGGACGGGGAGGTCTGGCTGTGAAGATCGCCGTCTTCTCAGACATCCATTTCCATCCGTTCCCGACTTTCGCCAAGGTCGGCGCGGATGGTCTGAACTCCCGACTGCAGCACACCTTCGACCGCGCCCGCGACATCGTGCGGATTGCGCGGGAGCAGGAGTGCGATGCCATTCTCTTCGGCGGGGATCTCTTCCATACGAAGAAGATCGACGCTGAGACCATCGACATTGCCGAACGAGCTTTTGCTGATTGTAGGATTCCCATCATCGGAGTGCCCGGCAATCACGACATGGCCACATTCGGCCCCGGGGCGCGGCACTCGGCCCGCGCCTTGTCGAAGCATATCCGTTGGTTGGATGGTACGGATCAATATGGGCGGAGCGCCGACATCACGATCTACGCCAGTCAGTCGAATCAGCAGACAGTGAAGGTATGGGGCATCCCATACGTTCATGACAAGAATCTGCTGCTGCAGGAGCTCGACAAGGTGCCCAAGGGGACCGACATCCTCTTGATGCACTGCGGCTTCGCGGGCGGATTCATGGGAAGCGACTACATCGCCGACCTCGGCGATTGCATCGACTACTTCTCGTGCAACGGCAAGGCCGATCTCGTCGTGTCCGGACACTTCCACCAGCCCCAGCTCATCACATGGAACGAGAAGGGCGACGTGAAGAACGACCGGCCGAGTGCGAACGGCCCGCAGTTCGGACGATGGGAGAAGGGCCGCGGCATCCTCGTGCCGGGCTCGCCCGAGCAGCATACGTGGGGCGACAAGGGATCGGCCCGCGGCTTCTGGATCGTGGACGTCACCGAGCGCAAAGCCCACTTCCAGCACCTCATGTCGCCGGAGTTCGTGGAGATTGACAAGGACTGGATGAGTACCGGCGCATCCATGAAGCACAATCAGTACGTGCGAGTGATAGGGACGCCCTCCGATGCCGATCTCACAGAGCTCAAGATGTGCACGCCGCATCTCGTCATCGAGGCCGCGCCGACGTCGATCACGCGCCCGCAGCGTTCCTTCGAGGTCGCTGTGGGAGATGCTCCGGGCGCACTGGTTCAGAAGTACGTCGCTGCGTCCGGCACCCCGCTGGATCAGGAGCGACTGATCAAGGAAGGGAAGAGGCTACTCGGATGCAACTGAAGACGCTGATCCTCGAAGACTTCCTGAGCTACAAGAGCGAGACCGTCGAATTCCCGACCGGCCTTGTCGCGGTCGTCGGCCACAATCACGACAGCGCAGGCAGCGGCTCGAACGGCGGCGGCAAGTCCGCTCTCTTCGACGCCGTGACGTGGGCGATCTACGGCAAGACTCTCCGGGACATCGGCACGGACGACGTGATCCGGATCGGGGAGAAGGCGTGCGAGGTCGCGCTGTCCTTCGAGCTGGACGGCGAGACCTATTTCATTCAGCGCAAGCGCAGCCGCAGCACCGAGCTGGTGTTCCTCCGCGGGCAAACCGATCTGTCCCAGTCCCAGCTCGCGCTGACGCAGGAGAAGATCGACCAGACCATCGGCATGGACTACGCCATGTTCCGCACCGTCGCCACGTTTCAGGGCGATGCATTGCGGTTCGCCAACGCGACCGACAAGGAGCAGAAGGAGATCCTCGAAAAGCTCATGGGGCTGGAGGATTACGCGAAGGCCCTCGACGTCGCCCGGCGTGAGCTGAACCAGATCGTCCCCCGGATCGCCGCCAAGGTTCAGATCGTCGAGCAGGAGAAGGGCCTCCTCAAGATCCGCGCGGGCGAGATTCTCAAGCTGCAGATCCAGCAGGACGAGGCGCGCCGCAAGATGGCGCAGGCCGTCGACAGCATCAAGGACAAGGTCAACGCGTGCAATGAAAACATCGCCCGGAACAATGCGGAGATCCTCAGCAACAAACACCTACGGACTCAGTGCGAAGCCAATTTGGCAGCGCTCGGCGGCGGAGACGATTCGTTCTATCGCGAGCTGGCCGAGGCGAAGAGCCATCACCGCTTCCATCTGAACTCCAAGGTGACCGCCGACCGCGAGGTGGCCCGCCTGAATCAGGAGTTGGCCCGGGTGCAGGCCCGCGTCGGGACGCCCTGCGGCGAGTGCGCCCGCAAGATCGAGGCCGCGCAGGTCGAGGCGCTGGCCAACTCTCTGGCCGAGAAGATCATCGCCCAGATGGACGAATCCGCCGCCGCTCAGACCAAGATCGATTCGGCCGCCATCAGGGTCAACGAGCTGGAACAGAAGGAGAAGGCTTTCAGCGACGCCCTCGCGCTCGCCGCCCAGAAGCGAAACGAGGTCGTCAGTCAGATGCAGAACTACAGCCGTCGTAACGACGTGCTGGAGTCGGAGAATCGCGAGCTGACGGCTGTCATGGAGAGCCACCGCCGCTCGAAGCTGCAGATGGAGAACGAAGTCACGAACTACGACGGCCGGATCAAGGATGCCCAGAAGCGACTCGACGACGCCGAGAAGCTCATCGCCGAACGCTCGAAGGAGATCGAGCAGGAGCAGGAGCAGGCCGAGTATCTGAAGTTCTGGGAGAAGGGTTTCGGTTTCAGCGGCATCCGCTCCATGCTCCTCGACGGCATCGCCGAGAAGCTGACCGAGGAGACAAACCGGTACCTCAAGATCCTGTCCAGCGGCACGCAGTGGTGCGAGTTCACCACCCAGTCGACCACCAAGGACGGGGAGATGCGCGAGAAGTTCGCGGTCAAGGTCTTCAACCAGCACGGGGCCGCGACGTACGCGGGCAACAGCGCCGGAGAGCGCAAGCGCGTCGACATCGCGGTGGCCCTCGCCCTGCACAATCTTGCCCGGCACCGCGCGAGCCGGTGTCTGGGCTTCGCCATCATGGATGAGCTCTTCGAGTGCCTCGACGAGATGGGATGCGAGAGTGTCGTGAATCTGCTACGCACCGAGAAGGATCAGCTCGGGACGATCTTCGTCGTGTCCCACAATCCGGCCATGGGGACACGTTTCGGAGCGACCATCGAAGTGGCCAAGAAGGACGGCATCACGTCCATCGTTCACCGAGAGAAAGCGACAGCACCATGCGCCGAATCAAAGCCCAGCTCCACTTCAACGAAAAAGGAGAAGTCGTCGCCGCGTTCCCCAAAGGGTACGCGTGCACCAAAAACGAGCTCTCCGAAGACTGGATCACCACAAGAGACGGCTTCATCGAAGTCCCCCTGAAGAAGGGGACCGGCCGCTCCAAGGGTAACGGCTTCGAGATCATCGTCGCGAAGGCGTTCTCGACGTGGTTGTACGGCAACGACAAGGTGATGCGTCGCACCCCGCTGTCCGGCGGCTGGGGATCCGGCAAGCTGGGCGACATCACGATGGACCCGGCGCTCGCGCAGGACCTCAAGCTCGTGCCGCCCAAGGTCTACGTCGAGTGCAAGAACTACGCCGACCTGCTACAGCACTCCTTCTTCCGCTGGCAGTGCTCCGGCGACGCGGGTCTGATCGGCGGCTGGATCGCGGACACCGCCATGAAGGCGAAGGGCATGCCGTGGTTCCTCGTCATGAAGGGCAACGGCACCGACGCGTGGATTCTGACGCCAGAAATTCCGACGCCCCTATTCGACAGCATCCGGATTGATCACAAGGGGAAGCACTACTGGATGGTCCCGCTCGTGTCGCTGCAGTCTGCTTTCGATCACATCAAGACCAAGCTCATCGGGTGAACCATGGCCTACTCCGTCGACATTCCGCGCCTTGAGTCTGTCTTCACCAAGCTCCGCAAGGACCCGAAGGACCAGCAGGGTCTCGTGGATCTTTGGGATCTTCTGAAGCCGATCATCAACCTCACGGTCGAGCGCTTCCCCGCCCACATGCATGACGACATGGGGCAGGAGATCCGGATGTTCCTCATGAAGCGCGCGGCCTACCTGTCGAAGGCGTACTTCGACGGGAAGATCAAGAACCCCACGAACTACCTCTTTCGCGTCTGCTTCAACGCGGGCATCAACTACTACAAGAAGGAAGCGAAGACCGAGGACCACCTGATGCCCCTCGACGATCTGAAGATGGAGCCGATCTACAGGCACACCAACGCGCGCAAGGACAAGATCATCACCGAGATCCGGGAGGAGACGCAGGCGTTCATCAAGATGCACTTCCGCAAGCCCAACCAGCGTCAGACGGCCGAGCGCTTCATGGTGGCGATGCTCCGCGGCGAGCGGCCCAGCTTCACGACCTTGAAGGTCTCCAAGTTCGCGAAGGCCACCCAGCGCCCGGCGAAGGACACCTTCAGCATCGTGCAGATCAAGATCCGGGAGCTGATGGCCAAGCGGATCAACGAGCTGCTGGATCAGGACGAGTAACTGCTGCGTCGCAGCGTTCTTATCTGTTATGGAAAAACTTCTCACCGACCACCAGAGACAGATCGTCGATACCTGCGACTACCTCGATCTGGTTTCCTTCCGCAACCCCCAGCACAACATCCTGAACCTGCGAGACATCGTCGGCGACGAGAAGTACTTGACCCTGATGGACAAGTTCGCCGGGAACTACACCCGCTTCCCCACGGCCAAGAATGCGCTGGAAGCCGTCGACGATCTGATCCTCATCACGCTGTGGGAGGATCTGAACGACAAGAAGAAGAACGGCACGACCGACCAGTGGAACGCGGCCGAGGCCGTCTTCATCAAGCACGGTCAGAAGATGGGGCTCAAGTTCATCAACGCCAAGCGCCGGGCCCGGGCCGTCACCAAGGAGCTGGTGCAGGCGCGCAACTGGGTGAACGATCATGAGAAGAAGGGCACGGAGCATTGATGGATCCAGTACGAGAATGTCCACGTCCCGGGGCAAGACCCGACGATGAGGCGTTTCGAATGGTGGCAGAATGCAAGGAGATAATGATGAACGACACGAAACAACTTGGGATGATCTGCCTTACGATCCTTCTGTGCGCAGCAATGATCCTCTGCGGGGTCTCGATCAGCATCAAGAGCGATGTCGCGCACCTGAAGACCGAGAACGAGAAGCTGACGCAGAGCGTCTTCTCGCTGGAGTCCCGCGAGCGCAGCTCGTCATCGGAAGCGAAGAAATACAAGGATCAGTACGACGAGATGATCCTTCGGCTGGAAACGAAGCTGGGCAAGGCGGAGAGCGTCGTCGACAAGATCATGAAGATGTCGCTGGCCGAGCTCAAGAAGATCGCAGAGGAGCGTTGATCATGGACTTTCCGTACAAGTGCTTTCACGTCGTGATCTCGCTGCTGATCTGGGCCGTCGCAGCTCTCGTGCTGTGCTTCCCGATCCGCGTGATCTGGAACCATTCCATCTTCCATGGCGCGCCCGTTGGCTGCGTCACGTCATTCTGTTCCCTGCTCATCGTGGGATGGATCGTCGTGTTGCTGCGCAAGCCTCCTGAACGAAAGGTCTAAGATGCCATACATCGATCCCGCCCGCCGTCCCGAGCTGAACGATCACATGAAGCGTCTGGAGCAGGTCGTCAAGAACCCGGGCGATCTCAACTATGTGATCACCCGTCTGCTCGTGGGAATCCTCAAGGAGCGCCGCTTCCGGAATGGGCGCTGGGGCTACACCGACATCAACGAGCTCGTCGGCGCGATGGAATGCGCAAAGCTGGAGCTCTACCGCCGGGCTGCCGCGCCGTACGAGAACCTCAAGATGTCCGAGAACGGCGATGTCTACGACGATCTCTTCCCCAACGAATTTATGGAGAAGCCATGACCCGCACCGAAAGGCTCGACAAGATCATGTCCACGTTCTCCCTGCGCAAGGGGGAATGGGTGGAGTCCGAGAAGATGTTCTGCTGCGAGGCCGCGGTCAACATCGAGAAGGCTCAGCATCGTCTCATCAGCCGATGCTACATCTTGCCCGATGCATTCGATGATCCCGATCTGATGCTCATGCTGACGGATCGACTCAAGACCACCCTTCGCCTCTCGGCCGCGCTCTACATCGACGAGTCGGGAGAGAAGACGGTCCGGGCGGACGAGGCCGCGGAGCTCTTCCAGAATCCCAACTTCCGGGATCTCGGCAAATACTTCGAGGGCGAACTCATCGACGAAGGTGAGATCGGCACGATGGATGGCGTCCGGTACTTCGTCGGACAATAGGGGGCATCATGAGCGATGTCATCAACAATCCCGCCCACTATGGCGGCAAGGACAATCCCTTCGAAGTGATCAAGGTGCTCCGCGCGTGGGGCATGTTCGCCAACGCGCTTCGCTTCAATACCATCAAGTACCTCGCCCGGGCCGGGAAGAAGGACGATCTGCTCCAAGACCTCAAGAAAGCCAAGTACTACTTGGAGGCGGAGATCGCCGAGCTGGAGATCGAGCGCGCCAAATCCGCTCCGCCAGTGTAATTGTCTGGATATCGCGCGTTCCTATAGGGCATGTGCGATCACTTCTGTCCGAACGACGCCCAGCAACTCCTGTATGGATTGATGGGATTCCTCGCGTTCATCCCGTGGGTTCGAGCTCGACTTCTTTCAAGGAGAAAGCGTTGAACACCTACCGCATGGAGTTCCAGAGCGTCGCGAGTCACAAAGACGGCGGCGTGATGGCGACCAAGCATCTGGTCGTGCTCGAAGCCATCTGCGCGACCGAGGCGCTGGCGGAGGCCAATCGCCGCTTTGCTTCCGCCGGGCTGTCGTCGGCCAAGTTCAAGCGCATGCTGGCCATCCGCGTGGCGCGCAAGTCCATCACCACCCGCGTGCGAGTTCAGCCGGTCCTCGCGTAACCCCTGAGCAGGAGCGTTCCTTTAGTTATGGCCCACATCGAACGGAAGCCGGTCGTCTCGACCAATATCGCGTCCATCGGATACGACAAAGACGCGCTGGTGCTGGAGGTGGAGTTCCGCAAGGGCGGGATCTATCGCTACAACGATGTGACCTTCGGCGAGTACAACGCCCTCATGACCGCCGAGTCGCAGGGACGGTACTTCGCCCAGTTCATCAGGGGCAAGACCTCGGAGAAGGTGGACTGATGGGCCGCCGTAATCAGTACCTGACCGAGGGCATGGCGCAGGTCCTGCGCATCATCGACGAGAGCGACGAGAAAGAGCTCGCGCAGTCCATCCCCGGCGGCTGGTGGGTGGGCGACCAAGAGGTCGACGGGCGCGTCTGCATGGCGCTGCTACGATTCTGCCTCCTCCATCAGGAGCATGACAGCAGCGAGACGTTCATCCGCTACACGATCAACGAGGACGGCCGAGGTGTCATGAACGATCCGACCTACGTGCCAAAGATCGTGACGGCGATGAAGGAGAAGAAGCTGTGAACGAACACGCGCTCATGATCGTCATCACGGTGCTGAGCCTCTGCCTTTTCCTGTGGGCCTGCTTCCCGACGCGTAAGGGCACCTACGTCGCGGGCAACTGCTTCTTCTGCCACCACTTCCGCATCATCGGGACCTGCACCAGCGTCTACACCGGCCACAAGCGCCATTGTCTGGAGTGCTGCGAGGGCAGCACTGACTGGACGCCCGAGCGCAACCGCTGACCGAGGTCCAAGTGGGTGTGCAGAACGACCGTCCGCCGAGTGATTTCGACCATCCCTTCATCAAGGGTGGCTCAGGCTCCGGCAACTACGGACATCAGGGTCGCAGCGGTGAGCGAGGCGGCAGCGCGCCCGGCCAGCCCCGATCCGTGGCGGGCAAGGAGTTCAAGGGCTTCCCTCCGGCCACGAGCCCCCGCAAGGGCAAGGGCGAAAAGGTCGACGGCAAGAAGTTCGGCGCAAAACTTACAGAAGCAGAATCCAAGGCGCTGTCCGATTACGTGAATCAGGGCAGCAGCAACATCAACGATCATCTTCGCAACGGCAAGGCGTTGTTTCCCGAGTACAACGACCACATTGCCGCGGTCAATTCCGCCATCGCCAAGGGCGACAACTCCGAGCGTCTGCTCTATCGCGGCGCGCGGATCCAGTCCATGGAATCTCCCGCCTTCGACTACAGCACCGAGCGCCGGGCGTTCGTGCAGAAGTTCGAGGACCAGATCGGGAAGACCGTCACCATGAAGGGCTTCCAGAGCACGACGACTAGCCCCGAGCTGGCGGCCGAATTCGCTGGCGTGAACGACAATCCGATCTTCGAGATCCGCGCGAAGGGCGGCGCGCCCATCGGTGATCTGTTCGGCGCGAAGGAGAACGAGGTCGTGCTGCCTCACGGCGCGAAGTACAAAGTGCTCGACGTTGTGCACAACGTGAAGTTCAACAATCCCAAGTACGGTGATCGCCGGAATCGGTTCACGGTGATTCGACTGGAGATGCAGTGATGCACGATCCGAAGGAACGGCCCGAGTCCGAGCTCGAAGACAAGTTCCAGCAGCCGGTCGACGGGATCGAGTTCGATAATTAGACCGCCGGGCAATCCAAGAAATGGATCTGGGATGCCTGCGCAGTCCACGATCCGCTGCCCTTGAAGTCCCAGTAGAAGCGCAGCGACATCATTCCTTTCGCGATTTTCTGTCCGCACTCCTTACAGGTCGCGCGCCCGGTCGCGGTTACCAGTTCGAGGCAGCCGTACTCGATATACTGTCCGCCCCGGTCGAGATTGTCGAGCCGCTCTCCTGACACGGCATGTTGCTGGCCCACTTCGCGGATCCCCTGAGCCTGCCACTCCTTCAGCATATTCGCCATATTTCCTCCTACCCTGCAGCGCTCACGATCAGGTCCACTGCCGCGGCAATCACCTCTGTCGCCAGCGACCGATCCACCCCGCCGATCATATCCACCAGCGCCAGAGATTCTATCCCGTACATCTCCCGGAATTTCGGATCCGGGTTCGCGAGCATTCCCCGCAGATTGTCGAGCCGATCCAGCATCTTCAGGATCTTCACGGCCGGGCACTGCTGCCCAAGCCGCGCCGTTTCCATCTTCTTCCGATCCTTCCGCGGCACCACGCCCTTGAGGGCCTTCGTCGAGTTCGTCAGCCCCATCACCAAGACAAGCACATCCATCCCGCAGGCGGCCTCGATTTCCGCGGGGGTCAATGCCGTGTCCTCCAGTGAATCGTGGAGGAAGGCAGCGGCCACGAGCTCCGGCGTCGCGTCCGCCCGCGCGGCCATCATCGCAGCCACCCGCGAGGGATGGACGAAATAGGGGGTTCCTTCAAACTTCCGCATCTGGCCTTCGTGGGCCTTCTGGCCCAGCTCCCGGGCCCGGACCACGAGGGGATCGCTCATCAGCACGTATTGGAGACGACCAGCCGTGCGAAATATAACGAAGAATTTGTTGTAATATCCAGAGGGGTGCGAAGTCTCAACAATGGAGGTGATTGATGGCGATTCGAGTGATGGTCAGCAAGGAACGGGCCGAGGAGCTGCTCGCGGCGGGCTCCAAGAAGATCGAGATCGTCCGGGACTATCCCGGCGCGGAGGAAGGTCGGATCTACCACGATTACGACAACTGCCCGATCCGGCAGGAAGAGAAGAAGACGGGTTTCATCGTCGGGAATCCCATCGCAGTCATGATCGGCTGCACCAGCAACTGCCGCCCCGGCGGCCCGCTCTACATGGAGACTTCCCACGAGGGACTGGTTCTTTCCCTGCGCGAGCGGAACGGCTACGAGGACTCGGACTTCTATGCCCGGGTCTGGGATCCCATCAAGAAGACGACCAACGAGGTGACGTACGCCACGACCCGCGGCTGGAGCTATCCCAACAACGCGTGGGTCGACGCCACGCCCGAGGTGCTGGCGGAGTACGAGGAGTACAAGACCAAGCGCGACGAGGCCCTCGCCCGGGCCGCCGACAAATGCCGGAAGGACGAGGCCGCCCTCCGCTTCGCCCAAGAGCTCCTGATGCCCAAGCTGGGCCGCCGGGTGGTGGTCTTCAAGGGCCGGAAGGTTCCGGTCGGCACCGAGGGCGTCGTGATCTGGGAAGGCGACGGACAGTGGGGCACGCGGATCGGCATCAAGCGGGACGACGGCGGGCTGGAGTGGACGGCGGCCAGCAACGCCAAGGTGATTGCGCCCGACGCCGACGCGCTCCTCGACGTGGTCCAGATCGCCCTGTCCACCATCGCGTCGGAGAAGGAAATCAACGACCTCAAACTGTGCCACCTGATGGCGTCTGTGGGGATCCCGTGGTAATGCCCAAGTGCAAACTCTGCCGGAACGCGGCGGAGATGAGCTACGAGGTCCAGCGCGACAAGCCTATCCCGCTGTGCGGCAAGTGCTTCGGAAGCTGGGCTCCGCCGGAGCTGAACAGCCTACTCGGCATCACGCCCGACGACGAGCCCACGATTCCCTGTAATGCCGCGCCCCCGGCGGCGTCTTAGAATCGTGATGAGCAAGGAGAAGCGAGTGGAAAAAGTGGAAGAGATGCGCGTCAACTCGAACGGCATGGAGATCGAGTCCTGCGGGCGCTGCGGCGGCTCCGGGCATTACTCCTACTGCCAGATGTACGGCACGACCTGCTTCGGCTGCAGCGGCTCGGGCCTGCGCTTCACGAAGCGCGGCGCGGCGGCGAACGCGTTCCTGACCCAGATCCGGTCGAAGCCCATCGCGGAGCTCTCGGTCGGGATGGAAATCTGGGATGATCCCTACTTCTCGAAGGCGGGCTGGGCCAAGATCGTGGCCTTCACGCCCAGCGAGCAGAGCTCGTGGAGCGTGGTGAACGGCGAGAAGGTGATCGTGCCCGGCACCTACGTCACGATGGAGACCGAGAAGTGCACCCACTCCGCGCTGCGGATGGAAGAGAGCAAGCTCTACCGGGTGCGGCAGAGCGCGGCCGACGCCGAGATCACGCGGATCCGGGCGATGGCCTTTCAGGACACGCTGAGCAAGAAGGGCGAACCCAAGAAAGTGAAACCCGCCAAGTCGGCGGCGAAGAAATAAGGAGAACGGACCATGGGCAAGCGCAAGATCGTTCTGAAGCAGCTCGCGTCGTCCCCACTCGCGAAGTCGCCGGGCGTGCAGTACGAGGTCGTCCAGATGTCGAACACCGTGCAGTTCTCCATCGGCGACCGCCTCGGCAAGGCCGACGTCGACCACCTCCTCAGCAAGTCCTACATGGAAGTCGTGATCAAGTAATGCGCGAGCGCGCGCGTTCTTAGGAGAAGAGATGGACGCTTTCACGAGACTCAAGGCCAAGTTGCAGACGCTCGCCACCAATCGGTGGCGGAAGCTCTCGATCAAGGATCGCGAGGGCTGCATCCGCCTGACCTATGTCGGCGCGCCCGAGAAGTCCATCAAGCGCATGGCCCGGGCCCGTACGCCCGCCGATTACCACGAGCTGCGCGTCATGATTCGTCTCTACACCGAGCTGGTGATCAAGAGCAATCCCAAGAAGCGCGCGGCCGAGCTCAAGCGTCTCAAGGATCGCTTCCCGTTCGCGGATACCGTCAAGGAATCCAACTGGCTGCGCGAGAAAATCCGTTTCTACGAGAGCGAGGATTGACGTGAAGAAGCTGACCAAGAAAGACTGGGTCGCCCGCGGTGTTCACAACAACTCCGAAGTCGCCAAGCTCGGAGGCGCGACGATCTATCTCTCGTATCGTACAGCCGAGACCGGCCGCGCGTCTCAATCCGCCGCGTGGCAGGTCATCGACGTGAATGGCAAGAGCGACCCGAACGCACATTGGCGCGACTACGGCAACGCGACCTTCTCGCTCTGGAATCGCACCGAGAACCAGAAGCGTCTCGACGAGGCAAAGAAGTTCGCGACCGAGAAGTATGGGATCAAGGAGTGGGAGAAGGGCGGCCCGTACGGCGACTGGTTCCCCGAAGGAACGCTGGCCATGGCCGCTCACGCGACCGAGGCGTTTGATCCGAAGAATCGCATGGACGTCGAGATCATTGTCCGCGGGCCGATAAGGTGCGGCAAGACGACGTTGTCGCACATGATCGACGGTCTGCTGAAAAGCAAAGCCTTCGAGTCTCAGGTCATCGACCGCGTCAAACCGGGCGTGGTCGAAAATGAGAAGGTGAACGACGAAGCCCTGAATCATCCCTATCATGTCTTCGGCAAGCGCGTCAAGATCACGATTCGGACGGAGCAGACGCAGCGGACTTCGTAATTGAACGCTATGAAGAAGCCTAAAAGAAAACGAAGGCTGCCACTCTGTTGGCTGTGCCGCAGCAGACTCCGGGAGGGATGGAAGTGGGTCGCCAGCAAATGCGGCCTTGTGCGAATGCATCCCAAGTGTCGTAAATTTTACTGGACATAGACGAAAGAGCTATTCGAGGGTAGACACTATGCCGAAGACGCTATACGCCTGCCTGATTTGCGGACGCAATTTCGAGGCAGAACCACAAGCCGTCCTGTGCGAGACGCGGCCCGAGGACAAGCCGCTTGCCAAGGTCGGGGACATCTGCACGGTCGGTGGCGACCGCTTCGGTTGGTGCGACGGCGACCGACGCTGGCTGGTCAATCCGAAGGCCGAGAAGGGGCTCCAGTTTTACTACGTCCTGACCCACATCGACGGAGATCCGGAGAACCCCCATAGGACTCGCTACCACTTCTTCACGAAAGCGATGAGCCCCAAGAGCGGCTACAACAAGGGTACGACGTTCAACGTCCACCACTTTACGCCGCGATTGA